AATATAAAAATCGGAACAATCGAAGCAGATTTCAACAATCCGCAAGATTATGTAAAAGACTTAAAAGAAGCAAGAAGACAATACAACTTAAACAGTAAATTGATCTGCCATCTTCGTAAGCCCGTTTCTTCTTGGATCAGAAATTCAAACGAAATGTTACAAACAGCGTTTGATAGAAAAAAAATATATTTTGCCGCAACTGCAATGGACGACAACTACTCTCTGCAAAAATCAAAGAAAATCCCAATCAAAGAGCTAAAGTTTTCTAAGTATGACGAAGAAAAGAATGTTGGCGCAAAAATGATTGAATTTATTGAACACCAAAAAGATATGATAGATTTAACAAAAGCTGAGTGTGCTTTGATCCAAGTTTCTACTTCTGCTGGAGGAACACAAAGTTTTGATTTGCCGCCAAACTTGAAAAGGCAAAAGGGTGTGGATAAGCCAAGAAAGGACTCCTACTCTGCTTTAGTGTTGGCGAATTGGGGGATGAATATTCATTACGACATGATGAACATTCAGGAAGAACGATACGAAGGATTTACTCCTATGTTTATTTAAAAAGTTAGAAAAGTCACTTTTAAAAAGTGTAATATACTTTATAATAAAAAATGGCTAAGAGAAAATACAACAAAAAATCTGATTATTGGAAGAAGTTTGATAAGACTACTCCTCAAATTTCTCAAGCCCAAGAAGCTGTCGAACCCGCTACAATGGGCGAAGCTTACCATATTTCCCAGGGGTCGTACAGCAGATCTGGTTCTGTGAGCAATCTCTCCTCATCCCAAACCAGCACAAGGATCAATAGATCTTCTGTTACGGCCCCGCTTAATAAATTTAGTCAAATTCGTGCTGGCTTACTTCCTTATGAGATTTCTTCTGATGGAATCAATGTAAGAGAAGCGATTGAACTCTGTCAAAAGGCATATGCTAATGTGCCGATTTTCAGAAACACAATCGACATGATGTCGGAGTTTGCAAATGCAGAAGTTTATCTTGAAGGCGGAAACGCGACTTCAAGAGATTTTTTCATGAAACTTTTTGATCGAATCAAATTATGGGATCTGAAAGACCAATACTTCCGTGAGTATTACAGAAGTGGAAATATTTTCCTATACAGACTTGATGGGAAGTTTGACCTGAATGATTTTAAGAAATTCTCTAAGATTGTAGAAGGGCAACCAAAAGAAAATAAGTTCCCTCTGAAATATATTGTTTTAAATCCTTTTGAGATTGTTGCAAAGCGTAGCACTGTATTCAATACAAAAGATGGAGCTTATGCAAAAATTCTTTCTGAGTTCGATATGGAAAGACTTGCGAATCCAAAGAATGAATACGACAAGGCTGTGTTTGAAGCATTAGACCCAGAAGACCAAAAGCTTATCAAAGATGGAGCTTATTTCAAGGATGGTCTAAAAATTAATTTAGAAAACGAAAGACTTGCATACAGCTTTTATAAAAAGCAAGACTACGAACCTTTTGCTATTCCATTTGGCTACCCCGTTCTTGAGGACATTAATGCCAAGATGGAAATGAAGAAGATGGATCAAGCAATCATGAGAACTGTCGAAAATGTTATTCTTATGATTACAATGGGTGCGGAGCCAGAAAAGGGCGGCATCAATCCAAACAACGTCAAAGCTATGCAAAAGCTTTTCCAAAACGAATCAGTTGGTAGAGTTCTTGTTTCCGATTATACAACTAAGGCAGATTTCGTTATTCCTGATATCAACAAGGTTGTTGGCTCTTCTAAGTACGAAGTAATTAATCAAGATATTAAAGAAGGATTGCAGAATATTATTCTTAATGAGGATAAGTATAGCGGCGCACAAATTAAAGCTCGTGTATTTTTGGACAGACTAAAAGAAGCTCGTGAAGCTTTCATCCACGACTTCCTGCAACCAGAAATCAAACGCATTGCAAAAGATTTGGGATTCAGGCAATACCCGACAGTTAAATTTAAAGATATTGATCTTCGTGATGAAACTCAACTTATGCGTGTTGCTACAAGACTCATGGAGCTTGGCATTGTAACAGCAGAGCAAGGTATGACACTATTCCACACTGGAAGATTCCCACTTGCGGAAGAGTTGGAAGAGGCGCAAGACAAGTTTGTTGATCAAAGACAAAAGGGATATTTTAATCCTATTGTTGGCGGCGCTCCAATGATTGACGAAGAAGAAGTTGATAAGCCAAGAGCAAAACCAACTAATGGAATGGCTGGTAGACCAGAAGGATCTAAGGATCAATTTTCTAGAGCAGATATCCAGCAAACAGTTTATGAAGTAGAAGCTTTAGAATCTATCGCAAAAGAAAAAATGATAGAAAAGCTTGGAACAGAATCACTAACAGAAGATCAAGAAAAGATGTTGGGCAATCTTTGCCAGTCTGTTATTTGCGCCTCTGAAAAAGAAAATTGGCAAGAGGTAGTCATTTCTTGTGTAAATGATTACAATGCAATTGAAAAATTGGGAACGCTCGACGGTGTTTTTGAAATTTCAGAATCACACAAGCTAGAACTTTATCCATCCGCAATCTTATATCACTCAAATGAAAGAAATTAAAAATCCACTCGTAGCGAACATTGACCGCTCTAACGGCAATATTGAAATCTCTATTGCGAAAAAGTACGATGAGACTGAAGAAGCTATGTACAAGTCTTTCATGAGCGTTTGCTCTATGGAAGATAAAGAGCTTGTAGATACAAGCAAGATGGACAAGGATCAAACTGCAAAAGCTTGTGGTATGCAATACGACAAGATGAGAGCGATGATCAACGAAGTTGGAGAAGGCGAGCTAACAGAAAAACAAAAGAAGCTCCCTCCAGCTTTGCAAAAAGCAATTCTCAAGAAAATGAAGAAGGAAGGAAAACTTTCCGAAGAGGCTGAAGCCGCATACTCAAAACTTCTTTCAGAAGATGATAAGAAAGAAAAAGAAGTAGGCCCAGAGGGTGAGCTTAAGGTTGTTGAGAATCCTAAGAAGGATGCATAAGTATACAACAAAATTTGATTTTCAGGTATCTGCTTGTCAAGAAATCGCAGGTATCAATATATCTAATGCTAATATCGAAAATCTAAGAGGTTTGATTCCTCAGTCCGTAGATTTAGATAAGAACATTGATTTAATGGGCGTGGCTTTTAACGCCGCCGTTGTTAATGAGTTTAACAGAAACGGTGATGGCATGAATGCTAAAACTGCAATTGAGTCCGTTCAGCAGTTCGTTCATAAGCCAACCAACATAGAACACGATAAAAAGAAGATCGTTGGTCACATTGTAAACGCAGGTTTTAGTGATTATTCTGATAGTACACTTTTGGTCAATGTTGATGAAAATGAATCAAGCCCTTTCAATATCGCATTAGGTGCAGTAGTTTATAAAACAGTAGATAAAGATTTCTTCGAAACATTAAGAAGAAGCACAGACCCAAAAAGCAAAACACACAATACTGTTTCTGCCAGTTGGGAGGTTGGATTCAGTGAATACAAAATCGCAATTGGCAGTAAATCTTTAAAGGACGCCGAAATTATTTCAGACCCAAAACAAATCATGGAAATGAAAGCCATGTTAAAGGGTTTTGGCGGTAAAGGAGTTATGGATGACGGCACTCCAGTTTATCGTTTAATTGTCGGAGACGTTTATCCTCTTGGTATTGGTTTTACTATGAAACCAGCCGCAAATGTTAAAGGCGTAATCAGTGATGATTTTAAGCCGACAGAAGAAAAGGATATACCTGTTTCAAATTCCAACGAACAACAAGTAATCCATTTAGAAAAAATTAGCTCTAAAATTTCACAAAATTTAAAAAATACTGTAAACACTAATAATAATAATATTATGGACTTAGAAACTCTACTATCAGAAATCAAAGCATCTCTTACTGAGAAGAAATTCTCAGAAGAAGCTATCGCTGGCATGACTGCAACTTTTGCAGACGCCATTAAACAAAAAGATGATGAGTACAAAGCTTCTCTTGAAGCTGCGGAGCAAGAGAAGGCTGAGATCGCTTCTGCGAAGGAAGAGCTTCAAGCTTCTGTAGAAACAATCAAAGAGGAACTTAAAGCTGCTCAAGAGCGCATTGCTACATTCGAAGCTGAAAAGACTGCTGAAGAAGCAGTTGCACGTTTCAATGCTCGTATGGAAGAAATTGACTCCCTTTATGATCTTGAAGAAGCTGACGCTTCTTTCATTGCTGAAAAGATCAAGGGTCTTGATGACACAGAAGAGTCTTTCGCTTCATTCAAGGATGAGCTTAAGGTGTTCTGGTCTTCTAAGAATAAAGAAGCTAAGGCAAAGATCGAAGAAGAAATTCAAGCAAAGATTGATGCTGAAGTCGAAAAGCGTCTTACTTCCAAAGCTTCTGACGAATCAGAAGAAGGTGTAGATGTTGAAGAAGCTCTTGCAAATGCAGAGCAGACCAACGAAGAAATTCCTAACAATAACGAAGCGCAAGCTTCTGCACAAACTTTCAGAGACAAGTTCGCTGCTGCTTTCAGCCGTGAAAATATCCTTGGATAAAAAAATAACAATTTAACTTAAAAAAATTATGGCACTTAGATTACTTCCATTCAGACAGTATAACGAGCATGATGTTGTAAACATTTTTGCTCTTGAATCTGACCTTGCCCTCGACAGCACAACTGGAGATGGCGAAGGTTCTAACGGTGTATTTGTTACAGTAACAAATGGTAACTTTGATCAAGATGTTATTACCTATGGTACTAACGACTATCTTGGCAAGACAAGTTACCCATTCGTTGGTAGCGAAATGTACCCAAGCAACCCACTCACATTATCTGGCATTGCTTCTGGTAGTGGCCCAAATGCTGTTCTAGGCATTACGCTTAACCAAACCGCAAAGAATGATGA